TATTATTATGAATTTTATTAGCTTTTTCTATAAAAATTGGCGTATCTACAAAAAACCACAACATATATTACAACCTCTTCCAGCAAGATGTCCATCTGCTGATTGTATAAATATATGATTGTTATTGCATTTAATTTTTAATTTACTATAAATGTTATTATATTCAATTAATGAATAATCATATTTATTATCATGAATCTTATTAGCTTTTTCTATAAATTGTTCTTTTGTTAATCTATATAAATCTCCTCTTTTGATATAAGAACATTCCCTACACGTTGCACCTTGTAAATGACTATTTGGTTGTTGATAAAATTCTCCATGTATTTTACATATTATTATTATATTTGTTTTCCAATTTATATAATTTACCTTTGAATAATCATAAGTATCTTTATGTATTTTTTGTGCTTTTTCAATAAATTCTTCTGTTGTAAAAGTATTTGATTTTGCAACTCTTAATTTTGAACATTCATTGCATCCTGATTTTGATAAATGTATAGAGGGAACTTGTAAAAATTCACCATGTATTTTACATATTATAATTATTTTAGTATTACTATCAATATATTTTACTTTTGAATAGTCATATATATCATTATGTATTTTTTGTGCTTTTTCTATAAATTGTTCATTTGTTAACTTATTTTTTATAATTTTTTTACCACATTCATTACATCCTGATTTTGATAAATGTTTATTTGGTATTTGTAAAAATTCACCATGTATTTTACAAATTATTATAATTTTTGTAGAACTATTTTTATAATTTACTTTTGAATAGTCATATTAATCACCATGAATTTTAATTGCTTTTTCTATAAAAATATTATTTTTATTATTTATTACATTATCATTCATTTTTATAAGTATAATTATATATAATTAATATATATTTAATTATATTATTTCATTTTTTTATAATATCAAGATTATAAACATATAGATTATCCAAAACCAATGATAGAAAATATACAAGCAGAATTTAAAAAGACATTAAAGTTGATAAAATAAATAATATATACAAATAATATATACAAATAATATATAGTATTATATAGAGATGAATTATTTACAAAAATATTTTAAATATAAAAAAAAATATTTATATTTAAAAAAGATTATTGGTGGAAATTTATTTAATGATTTATATGATAAATTAATACATATTTTTAAAGATATAAATAAAAAAAAAATTCAACAATTAAAAAAAAATATATTACATATAAAAGGTGGATCAAGTATAAAATATCATTTAAAAAAAAAAGATATACGTATTGACGAATTAGAAACATTAACTAATGACATTGATGTATATATAATTTTAGATGACAACCAATTAAATAAAGAAAATTTTTTAAAAAAAAAGAGGATTTTGTATTTATGATTTTAGAAATAATATCGCATAATATTCCTCAATATAATTGGATTTATAAAGAATCTAATGGATTATATAATATATGTGTATCGAATGAACATATCGAATGTATCATAGATATTACATTTTATGATCCATATGATGATGATGATATAGATGTAGATGACGATACTTCAATTTTTCAATATGCTATGAGAAAAAGTGAATATCCTACAATGTTAAATTATATTACCAAATTAAGAGAAAATTTAGATGAATTAACAGAATTAAATATAGACGATAAAATAGATGAAATTATGTTTACTACACCTTATTTCGAATATCATAGCTGTCAAAAAGGAATTGAATTAATGAAATCATATTTAGAAAAAGCAAATGTTAAATGGATAGAAGATATAAAAAGTATTAAAAAACAAATAGAAGGTTTAAATAAAGAAGATAAAGAAGATAAAGAATATAAAGAATAAATTGATTTTTTACATAAAAAATTAAAACGTTTAGAATATCAAACATCAGATAAATATAAAAATAAACTATCTGATAAATTAAAAAGATATGAAATAAAGGAAGATGCATTAATTATAATATTGTTGACATAGTTCTTAATATAGTACTATTTATATAATTTTTCTTATATAATATTATATGAATCTAAATAAATCTATCGAATTACAAAAATTAGAGTTAGAACAATTAGAACAATTAGAACAATTAGAACAATTAGAACAATTAGAACAATTAGAATTAGAACAAGATATAAATGATATACATGAAATATATAAAAATGTGAATGAAATCATAAATGCTCAGGGTGAATTATTAAATAATATTTGTGATAATATTGAAAATGCAAATAATAATACAATAATCTCAATAAATGAATTAAAAAAAGCTGATGAATATTATAAATCATATAAAAAATATACATATATATTAACTGGTATAACTCTATTAGGTACACTATTATTAATCCTTTAAGATATGATACAACCGAACGAATCTAAATATTTTTTTCTTTTGAAACCAAATAAATAACATATTTGATTTGTATTAAATGCTTTAGTTTCTTTTGATCTTATTTTTTCTATTATAATTGCAGGCTTATAATTAAATAATAATATAAAACTTATTGCTAAAAATAATGGCGCCCTTCCTAATCCAGCATCACAATGAAATGCGACTGAATTATATCTCGATAGGAATACTGATATTTTTTTTATTTGTTCATCTGTTGGTGTTGTTCCATCTTTTATTGGAAAATGTAAATAATCAATATTCACATTTTTAAATATATTTGAATCATATATTTTATTTTCTGATAAACAAATAACTAAATTTATATTATTTTTTTTAACTAAATAAATATAATCTGTTATATTTATTTCTGTTGGTGATTCTGATATTATAAAATTTCTGTCATCTTCATTAAACACTTGATATCTCATGCATATAATATATAAATATAATAAACTTTAACTAATATAATAAACTTTAACTAATATAATAAACTTTAACTAATATAATAAACTTTAACTAATATAATAAACTTTAACTAATAATTTTTTTATATTCATCAAATAATTCATCATCTAGATCTTCGAACATGATATCTTTTGATCTATTTAGTTTACTATTATTATTTAGTTTAATATTTTTTTTAATTGGTTTAGTATCATTGTTTTTTATATCATCATTTTTTATATCATCATTTTTTATATCATTACTTTTCAAATTATTATTATTATTATTATTATTATTATTATTATTATTATTATTATTATTATTATTATTATTTTTATTATTATTATTATTATTATTATTATTATTATTATTATTATTATTATTATTATTATTATTATTATTATTATTATTATTATTATTATTATTATTATCTTCTCTTGATTTTCTGACTTTTACTAATAAATCTAATAATTCTTTTTCTTTATTCCAATTCTTAATATTAATATTATATTCAATACCAGAAATTGGATTATAAATTGAAACATAATCAACTGGTAATTTAGATATTAATCTTAATAATGATGCATATGTTAATAATTGTAAAATCCATTCCATTTGAATTTGTTTTGAAATGGATGTTTTAAAATCAATTATTTTTTTATTATTATAATCATACATATCTAACTCACCTGAAATAATTCGTTCTTTATCTATTACAGTTTTTTTTATTTCTATTTTATTTTGATAATATTTATTACAAAATATCATTATATCATCATATATTTTTTGATTTTTATCAAACATTTCAAAACAATCTCTATATAAAAGACGTTTTCTATTAAGATATACATTATGACAAAGTGATATATTATAAATATCTTTATTATCTATTTCTTTTTTAGAAACATAATTATTATATGAATCAGTCATTATTGGTGCAAATTCATCAGGTAAAAATCCAACCTTTGTAATATATATATATGAGGGTAAAACTTTTAATTTTTTTGCTTTTCCCAAGATACGTGTTATAATTTCATGTAATATATCTTTTTTCTTTTTATCAATATTATTAAATATTTTATCAAAATTAATTAAAATATCATTACCATATAATATTAAATATATCGGCAATTTTGATTCAAGATAAATATTATAATATTGACTATTTAATTCAAGTGAATATATTGTGCATTTTGCAACTAAATTTTCTAATCCATTTGAATTATCATTTAATATTCCAAATAATCTGGATATATATGTATCAATATAGATACCATAATCAGATTGTAAATTATTTTCTAATATTTCTTTATTATAAGTATTTGATTTATGTATTTCTGTTTCTAGTGGATTAAAAGTTGGGATAATATTATTTAATCGCATATATTCATAATCCTCATTATTTAATAATTGAATTAATTCTGTAACTTTTGTTTTGATTTGAAGAGATCTTTTATTATTAATTTCAAAATAAGAATTTTTGATATTTGGAAATTCAAAAAGATTTCTATTTATTTCTCCAACAAATCTAGAAATATTATTAGAATGGAATGATAAATATAAATTATATTTTGCTCTGGTAACAGCTACATATAAAAGTCTTCTTTCTTCTTGAATACCTATATCATCACAATCTGCTGGAAATATTTTATCATCTAAATCTATTAAAAATACATGATGCCATTCACAACCTTTTATTTTATGGATAGTTGCTAGACATAATTTATTTGTATAATCTTTTGAAGCATTCTTATCATTATCAGTTATTAAAGCAATGTATTCTATTCTTTTTTTTTCAGCATTATCTCTATTGTATGCTTCTAGTTGTTCTTCAAATATTTTTAATCCAAAATTATTTCTTGATATAACAACAATATCATCTAATTTAGTATTATTTTTTATAAGATTGTTAATCTTTTCTATTATACTTATAGCTTGATCTTGTTGATTTCTATATTTTATAATTTGTGGTTTTTCTCCAGATTGTTTATTTGTTAACATATTTTTATCTATTTGATCAGTATTGTTTTTAATTATAGCAGATGCCATATTTATAATCTCTGGCGTAGAACGATAATTATTTTCTAATTTTAATGTTATAGTATTTAAAAATATTTTGTCAAAATTTAATATATAACTAATATTTGATCCTCTCCATTGATATATATTTTGTGCATCATCTCCAATTGCAATAATTTTTGATCCATTATCAGCAAATTTTTTAATAATTTCAAATTGAATATTATTTATATCTTGAAATTCATCAAAAAATACATAGTCATATTGATCTAATATTTTTTTACCATCTGGAGAATTAAGATAAGTTAGTAATAATGATGAATATTCATTAACACCAACATAACCATCTGATTTAAAATACTTAAAATAAAAATGTGCCGATATAGAATCAAATGTGCCTATTCTAACAGTTGGATCTTTTTTTAATAATAATTTTAATCTTATTTTTAATATCATTGCTGCATCATTATTAAAAGTTGTTAATAATATTTTTTTAGGATTAATATTATAAAAATCTATCATATATTTTATTCTACATAATATTGTTGTTGTTTTACCAGAACCAGCACATGCAATGATACGAATATTTTTATTTATATCAGCAGTTATTACTTGTTCTTGATATTTATCTAATTTTATTTTCTTATTATCAAATATAAACTCTAAATTATTATCTAGATTATCTTGATTATCTTGATTATCTTGATTATATTGGTTATTTTTCATACTTATAGTTTTTACTCTGATACGTTTCATAGATGTATTTATAATTATATTATATTATAGTTAACAATATTATAGTTAACATTATTATATTTAACAATATTATATTTAATAATAATATCAATTTTTTACTCATTAAATAAAAATTGAAAACATTAATATTTTATATATATGAATAACTAATGTTTAGTGTAAAAATAAAATATATATTCTACATAGGTAAAATATATATTTAGATTTAGATTTAATTTTAGATTTAATTTTAGAATGTACAGAAAGCCAGAATTAGTAAATGTTAATAATATTTTTATACCTTTTATATATGATTCAATAACAAAAACAAAATATAATGGTCATTATGATTTATCTAATAATATTCGTAATAGTAAACTATATCGTTCAACATATCGACAACCATTAAATCAAAATCTTGTCCAACATAGTAATTTATTTGTGATAGGTATTACATATAATAATGAACCACATAATGACACACAATGTTCAATAACTGGAAAAGTAGAAAACAATGAAACTTTTCTTATGGCAGCTATACGTGAAGTAGAAGAAGAAACTGGAATAATTATTCCATCAAATATTAATATGATGCATAGATCATTTATTGAAAAATCAAAATATAAAAATGTTGAATGGATGACATATACAATTTCTGCACGTGATATAATAAATAAAATGACAGAAATTAATAATAATAATAATAATAATAATAATAATAATAATAATAATAATAATAATAATAATAATAATAATAATAATAATAATAATAATAATAATAATAATAATAATAATGAAGAATTTAACATTATTAATGTCAAAAAACAATCATCGAATTACAATCAACAAATACGTAAAGTACAAGTATCGCTTTATGGTACACAATCTGATCTTTTTACATTATTAAAATCGGTTAAAAGTCGTCGTCGCGAAAAAAAAGAAGATGATATATTAGGTGTTACCTTAATACAAAGTAATCAAATTGTTGATAACTTTTTATTTATAAATTAACTTTTTTTTAATTCAAGATAATGTTTTCTACAAAGGGGAGCATAGTTATCTACACCAATGACTATTTGATTATTGTCTTGACTCATACGGTGTGTAAATAATGCTTCAGTACCATCAGAACATAATTTACATAGAGCTTTAAGTTTTGTTATATTATCACAGTGAGGTATAAGATCAAATACTTGTCCAAAAATATTACGTTGAAAATCACCATCTAAACTAATAATATATATTGATTTTTTATATTCATCACACCATTTTACAACAAATTCTTTTAAATCAGAAAAGAATTGTCCTTCATCGATAAAAATAAAATCAACGTTTTTAATATCATTATCTGGAATATCTTTAAGATATTTAGCTCTAATACATTTAATTTTTTCTAAATTATGAGCAACAATATAATCTTCAGTAGTATATCTTTTATCATCTGAATAATTGATACCTAATACCTTTTGGTTTATGGTTAATCTACGTCTACATTCTCTAATTAGTTCAGTTGTTTTACCAGAAAACATACAACCGATAATAATATTAATTTCTCCAGATTTATTCATAATATAATATAATATTATATAAGTAATTTGTTTTTATTTAATTTTAAAATCAATTTTTATTAACTTTTTATTAAATTTTTAGAGATTATAAAAATTATAAAAATTATAAAAATTAGTCAAAATTAGTCAAAATTAGTCAAAATTAGTCAAAATTATTTATAAAAATATAAATGTTAATAAAATATTTAAAAGTAACAAAATTTTATCACATATAATTTATACATGACTAATAGATGGACTATTGAGGAAGAGAGTAAATTATTAAAATTAATAGCAACTGGTAAAACATGTAGGGAATTAAGTGGTGCAAATTATAATTTTAATCGTAGTGAAAATGCATTAGAATTAAGATTAAAAAAAATAATATATGAAAATATAAATAATAATAAATCACCAGATAAAATATCACAATTATTAAATATACCACGTGATAAAATTATGCAATCATATTATTCATATAAAGATTATATAGAAAAACAGAAACAATCTGGAGGTGTATCAGATAATGATAATAATAATAAAAATTTATCAGTATCAAATAATATGTCAAATAAAATAAATAATTTACAAAATAATTTTAATAAACATCAAGATATCAAACAAAATGGAGGAGATAATATGAGTTTAGATAGAATAGAGAGACAAAATAGAAAAATGAAATTGTTATTAGAAAATTATATTTTAAAACAAAAATTATCAAAACTACTTAAAAGTAATCACAATAATTTACAAAAAGAAGCATTAGATGCTTTAATAAAAAATTGATCTCACGTGTCGATTACTTTTTATTTTAAGAGAGTAAATAATAAAATATCCTTAAAATAAAAATTGATCTCATGTGTCGATTACTTTTTATTTTAAGAGAGTAAATAATAAAATATCCTTAAAATAAAAATTGATCTCACGTGTCGATTACTTTTTATTTTAAGAGAGTAAATAATCTCTTAAAATAAAAATTGAAAATCAAATATATCTGATATCATTTATTGATATCTAAGAATATACATAATATATATCATGGCTACTGCTATTTCTTCTTCTACTGAACATCATTCTGATGTCCAAAGCTCTGATAGTTCAGAAATGAGACAATTGTCTGAAATTCTTGATCTATTGAAGCCTTTTATTCCATCGATTAAACAAATCATGGAACGACCACTTTGTAAGGCGACTGCCTTTGAGTTAGCTTTATATCTAATTGGTGATATTATTACGAAATTAAATGATCTTATAGAAAAGAGAATTACTTTTTCTAAAGTAGTAATTAGACGTTTGTGGAATTGTGAAACTCCTTCTGGTCCTGTAAATATTATTGAACTTTTATATACGTTTCTAACACTATGTGGTAAATTTCCAGATGCTGAATTTAAACGATCAACTTTTGGTGCAATCATTCCATTCAACAATGGAAAAGGTGATATCAATTATAATATCACACCACAACAAGCACATATTCCTCTAGGAGAATGTCGTTTTGTTCTTGCATTTAAAATGTGGCGTTCTATTATTGGTAGATCTATTACAAATTGCACTGGTAAATATCAAATACCTAATTTTGCTGAATGTTCACAATGGAAATATCGTGTACAAAATGGTAGAGATGTACATTTTATTTCTGCTCGCGATGATCGAGATTTTTTGATGTTTATGGAAGAATGGGCTGACATCTATGAGCAAACAGACAAGTTTTCTCCATCACTTAATGAAATTCATGCTGTTTTTAATGAAGCGAGTGTAGCAGCAAAAGCAGAAATTTCTGCCAAAATTGAAGCACGTACAATGCGTGAGGCACAACGTAATCAGGATCGTAGATATCACGACCGACATGAACGACATGAACGTCACGAACGACATGAACGACATGAACAACGCGAACGTGGTGCTAGTCGCCAAGATTCACGTCATCAACCACAACGAATACCTTTTAATGCGTCCACTTCTACATCGGCTTCTCCTTCGGCTTCTCCTTCTACAATATCTATTCAATCACAAGATATTATTGTGACTCCGAGTCCTCCCCCTCCATCACGATGGGGTACAACTATTGGTGGTGTTGCAACATTATTTAAGTCCTAACTTCTTATTTAATATAGTTAATTTTATTTAATATAGTTAATTTTATTTAATATACTTTATTTAATCAACATTGTTTATTTTTTGTTATTATATCATTATGTAATAGTCTAAATTCAATATTAAGATAATCTATTCTGTCGATATAATATTTGACACCATTAAAACGTCGAACAACAACAAGATCATCGTGTTCTGCTCTAAACATTGTATGAATTTCAATATCACGTGATGCTACATCTCGTTTAACATTTTGATTACCAAATCTAATATTTGAAATATATGTAAGTGGTATTTTTTCATTAAAATATTTTATATATTTAAAATTTTTATCAAGATATAATTTTTTATATCCATATACACAAATATCATTAGTTGTATCTACATAACTTTGTTTAAATTCAAATTCCATATATTATTAGAATTATATAAAAAATAATAATAAAATTGAAAAAAATATAATAAAATTGAAAAAAATATAATAAATATATAATTAGTTCTGTAAAAATATTATATATAATATAATATAATATAATATTATATAATATAATATAATATAATATAATATATTATAATATAAATATTTGTTATAGATAAATAAAAAATGTCAATAGATGCAAATGACGATTGGATTATTATAAAATCAAAATCCAAACAAAAAAAAGATAATATAAAAAATATAAAAACGTTTGATGAGATAAAGAAGATAGTACTTGATATTTTATGTAAATATAAAATATTATATATTTATATATACGGATCAAGGGCAAGAGGAACAAATAAAATAGATAGTGATGTAGACATCATGTGTTTTATAAAATATCCAATACCAAATATAGAAAAATTAAGTGAAATTAAAAAAAAATTAATACAAACTCTTAATTTAAATGTTGATCTTGTATTAATGCAATTAACAAATAAACAAATAAAAATTATAGATGAAAGAACTAAATGTTATTATGATAATGTATTAATTGATGCAAAATGTATCTATCCATTAAATAACAATGTAGAACTACATGATTTAATTGATAAAAGTAATAAATTAGAAAAAATTGAATAAATTAGAAAAAAATTGAATAAATTAGAAAAAAATTGAATAATTAAATATTTATTTATCAAATTATAATATACTATACAATACTACACTATAATATATATATATTATAATGGTTGATAATTCTATTAAAAATCTCTTATCATATTTTGATTTTACATTAGTTGCAAAATGTGGATCAGGACAAAGAAAATATGGAGTTGAAAAAGGTGGAGAATTTATATGTGATGCATTGAATATTAAACCATCATTAGTTTTAGAAAAAACATTATTTAATAATATTGATTTAGAATTTCATAATGGATATGAACTTATTAGTAGAAGTTTAGATTCACATACATATAATTATCCAAATACAAAAACTCTTCTATTAGGTGGTGATCATAGTCTTGGCATATCGAGTATTGATTTTATGTTAGAAAAATATAAAGATAAATTACGTGTTTTATGGATCGATGCACATGCGGATATTAATGATCATATTACAAGTATTACTGGAAATTTACACGGTATGCCTCTTGGTTATCATCATATTTCCAGAACAGATAAACCGAGATGGAGAAAAAATCAATATCGATTAACTTCTAATCAATTATATTATTTTGGTATTCGTGATCTTGATCCAGCTGAAATAAAATTAATCGAAAAAGAAAATATAGGATATTCAAATTCTGTAGATGATAAGCTTAAAAAATTTATTGATGAATCTGAAGTTTTAATGATTAGTTTTGATGTAGATGCTTTAGATCCAACTTTTTTAGATTCAACAGGATGTCTTGCACCAAATGGATTAAAACCATTTGATGTTAGATTTATTATTGATTATGCTATTAAAACAGAAAAATTAAAACACCTTGATATTATGGAATTTAATCCGGAATTAGGTAATAGTGATAAATCTATTAATTGTGTAAGAACTATTTTTTTATAAATTTATAAAAAATGATAATTAAAGTTATTAAATACAATAGATATATTATATTTAATAAATACAATGCAATTCTCTACACAAGTCAATTTTTCTCGTCGGTATGGAAAATTAATCGGTAATTCAATTTCTGAATTAAGATATGAATTAAAAAAATACATGATTTTATTGATTCAAAACAAGAATATGATGATAAAATAATAAAATATGTACTATATATTCAGAAATTTATCCATTATGGATCACGAATATCAATTATGATGGCGATTGGAGCAGTTATTTATTCTTGGTATATGTAAAAAAATTTATTTTAATATTTTGATATTTAATAATTTTTCTATTATAATAATATAAAAAAATGGATAAAACTTTACAAACTACTTTACACCCTTGAAGATTTAAAATGAGACAAATAAATGTCAAAAAATAAAAACCCCAAGGTTTATTCTTTACAGAATATGTAAATTATGATTTTGTTGAAGCGTCAACTTCAAC